CTATTGACCTTACCCAGAAGAATCCGGACTGGTCTCCAAAACAGGTTATGCAAGAAGCTGCTGAATCAACGCGACAATGGGCGAAAGAATTTCTTTCGCCAAACAAAAACGAACGGGTAACGCGCAAGCAAAAAATTGTGCAACACCCAAGGGCGACTAATGCCTCTGCACGACTTGGTGAAGAAGAGCCGGTTCCAGAAACTGCTTCTGATATTATCGAGGAAATGAAAAGAGTGCGTGGTCAAGTAATACAATAACAAGGAGATGTAAAAATGGCAGGACAAGTATGGTCTGTTAACACCTCCGGTGGTTATATGTATGCCTTAAACCTCAGCAGACAGTTGAGGATGGCAGTACAGCCTATTGTCAAATTTAGACAGTTCTGTGATGTCAAAGATGCAGCCCATCAGGGTTTGCATCGGGGTGATACATTCCATTGGAACGTGTTCAGTGATGTGGGTACTCAGGGTACTACGCTCACTGAAACCAATACTGTTCCTGAAACATCCTTCACGATTGCTCAAGGTACGATGACTATTACCGAAGCAGGGAACTCTGTTCCTTGGACTGGTAAGTTGGATGACCTTTCTGAGCAGCCCGTGGCGGAAGTGATCAGGAAAGTATTAAAAACCGATGCCAAGAAGGCATTCGACAATCTCGCATCTGCGGAATTCAACAAAGCTGCATTGCGTGTTGCACCTACGAGTGGAACTAGCGCAACTGAAGTTACGTTGACGACCAATAGCGTTTGCACTATCACAAATACTCTTGCTCTTAGCAATAATCATGTGAAGTCAATTGTCGATGTCATGAAAGAGCGTAATATCCCGGCCTACACTGGCGATGATTATTATGCGATTGCATGGCCTACAACTTTCCGAGCATTCAAAGATGATATTGAAGCGATCAAGCAGTATGTTGATCAAGGTTTCCGTATGATCATGAATGGGGAAATTGGTCGGTACGATGGAGTACGCTTTGTCGAACAAACCTTTAAAGCCAAGGGAAGCATCGGTACTGCTGGTGTTGCTTGGGCGCAGGGTAAGTCTGACTGGGTAGTATTCTTTGGAGAAGATACTGTAGCCGAAGCGGTTGCGGTTCCAGAAGAAATCAGAGGGAAAATCCCCGGTGATTACGGAAGGGATCGTGGTATCGCTTGGTACTACTTAGGTGGTTTCGGTATCGTTCACACACAAGCAGCCCAGAATCGTATTGTGATCTGGGATAGCGCAGCATAGGAGGTTTATTATGAGTTATTCAAATCCTATTGATGTAGTATATCAAGACGCTGCAGCAACTGATTTCGGCGCTGGTACTGGCACAACATGGAGTTTTAAAGGCCCCAAAGGTAAAAAGGGCAGTTTGAAAAATATTGGTGTGCATACAACTGAAGCTTTTGAATGTGATCAGGTAGCGGGTGCTGTTAATGTCGGCACTAGCGCTGATGCTGATTACTATGGCAAGTTGAATATTGCTGAGGCTACCGCGATTAGTATGTGCTTTAATGTCCAAGACGACACTGACGCTATTATAGTAGAAGCGCTTCCAGCCGACACACAGATACAAGTAACTTATACTCAGTGTGTTGATGCAGGAACTGCTGCTGGTAAAGGTAATGCGTATGTCGAAGTTGAATGGTACTAGGAGGTAATATGGCTAGTAAAAATCATACCGCAAGCGGTAAAATCCCAGCAAATGGTTTGTCATCGTTAGAAAACGTAAGCAAAGAGACTTTAGCGTCTCTCGCTCTCGCTTCCCACGGTCCGAACCAGATGCCTATGGGTGTCGTTCACAAGAAGATTTCCACTGATCGTGGAAAGTTTTCTTTCGACTAATAAATAGGAACGGGGGGCGTTAGCCCCCCAATCCTTTCGGAGGAATTATGGCTAGATCAATTAATGAAGTAACGGCTTATGTATTTGGTAGAGAGAAGCCAACTTCCCCTAAAGAAGCATATGGACACTCTACCGCAGCCGGACGCGGGTACTACACAATGGCAGAAATGTCAGACGAAAGAACTGAAGAATTTATGAGAGCGCAGAAGCGTTCTAATAATATGGTGAATGTCGAGGGCAATATGGTTGGCTCTTGGAATCTTGAATTTTAGGAGAAATATAAATGCCTCATAAAAAAGGACACGAGGACAAGTGGGGGAGTATAAGTGACGCTCGTAAACGTGCAATTAGGGCAGAGATGCTCAAGCGATGGAAGCAAAAGCTAAGAAAGAAGGGGGCTGCTAAAGCAGCAGGTGGTGATCCTAAAAAAGCTGGTGGTACAGGAAGCATGAAAGGCTTTGGATTAACAAAAAAAGAAATAGAATATGCTCAAACTGTGCGTAAAACACAGAGAAAGAAATCAAAGGCTGACGCTAATTATGTTATCCCCGGAACTAAAAAAACTAAAAAGTCTATAGCTAAAACAGCAAGAAAAACTGGCTCTACAAACCCGAAACTTGTTACTGCTATGAGTATGAAGAGCAAGAAGAAAGGTGGTACGGTAAGTAAAGGCTCTCATAAGAGTGGCGCTAAATTATCTGCTGCTAAGGCATGGTACAGAAAACATAAAGCTGCTGCTGGTGGTGATGCAGCCAAGCTTAAAAAGATCAGAAAAAGATACAAACATATGACTTCATGAAGTTAATTAACCTACCGTCCAAGGAATGGGACGAATTAACCCCGGAGGATGTAGGGGGTAGGCGCTCCGAGAAAACTGTATGCATTGTTCGCTACGGTGGTTTCGGAGATATGATTCAAGTGTCTTCTCTTTTCCCCTTGTTTAAAGAGCAGGGGTATAGGGTATGCTTAAATGTAAGTGAGCGCGGTTATGATGTTGTAAAAAGCGATCCATATCTTGATGAGATTCTTTTGCAACAGACAGATCAGGTTCCAAATATTTGTTTAACACAATATTGGGAAAGGCTGGCTAAATGCTTTCACCATTTTGTACAATTATGCGAATCTGTAGAAGGTTCTCTTCTTATTACTCCTGCCAGAACAGAGATGATTGAGGGGGAGCAAAAATTAGTACCTGCAAGCCCTAAGTATGCATGGAGCAAAGAAAAAATTCATGAAGAATGTAATGTAAATTACATGGAAAGAACTCATGATCTAGGTAGCGTTCCGTTTCTTTTAGGGGATTCATTTGTAAAGCCACTCCCTCTTCCGTATAAGTTTAGCCCAAAGTTTTATCCAACTAAGAAGGAGAAGCAGTGGGCAAAGAAAGCTAGAAAAAAAATGGGTTCAAATAAAATTGTTCTTTGGGCGTTAGCTGGATCATCTATTCACAAGATGTATCCGTGGACAGATTCAGTTATTTCCCAAGTTCTTATAAACAGACCAGATGTTTCCTTTGTTACGATAGGTGATGATCTGTGCCAGCTTCTTGAGGCTGGCTGGGAAAATGAACCAAGAGTTATAACCAAATCTGGGAAATGGTCTATCAGAAAAACATTAGCTTTCTTAGAGCAGTGCGATGCTGTGGTTGGCCCAGAGACAGGGGTTCTTAATGCAGCCTCGACTCTTGATTGTCACAAGATTGTGATGCTTTCACATTCTTCTAAAGAGAACCTTTCTAAACATTGGAAAAATACTACGACAATGGAACCAGATGTATATGAAAATTTTTGTTTCCCATGCCATAAGATGCACTATGGGTTTGATACCTGCAATAGAGATGAAGAAACCGGAGGGGCTATGTGTGCCGTACATATTAAACCAGAAAATATAGCGAGAGCTATTTTGGACAATCTTAAATGAGTACGTTTTTAGTTTTATGCCAAAATATGGCGCGGGATGTAGGTATTCCCGGAACAGGTCCGTCTACAACAACCACTACAAATTTGTCAGAAGAGGAAGCATCTGTTGTCCGTTATGTAAATCAAGCTGATCAGGACATTCAGAGTAGATGGTTTGATTGGGACTTCTTGTGGTCTGAAGCTTCTATTACGGCTATTGATGGAACATCCACCCTTTCATCCAGCAACACAGGATTTCCGGGTACATCTACTATTGGCCCACTGGGAAATTGGAAATTGGATTCTCTTGTTTGGGATAAAACATCAGAGAGTTATCAGATTTTAGATTACATGCCTTGGAATGAATATAGGGAAATGTATAAATACGGGACTATTGATTCTGATGTTCCAGAAGTATTTTCTGTAAAGCCTAATGGAGATTTAGATTTGTACCCAACCCCCAATGCAGCGACAATAGTGTCTGCAGAGTATTGGAGAACTCCGGTTGTGATGAGTACTATCTTAAGCGGGGAAACAACAGCAGACGATAATACATCTGCTATCCCCTCTAGGTTTCATGACATTATCACTGCTAGAGCGAAAATGTACTATGCCGAAAATGAGGATGCTCCTGAAATAATGGTAGGTTCTTTATCCCACTTTGAAGATTTGTTAAATCAACTAGAGGCTGATCAGCTTCCAAGTCAAAAGAATAGAAGGTTCTCTTCTGCGCAAGACATGTTTAATTTTGTGGTGCGCCCTGAATGAGCAAACTAAGAAATAGGGATGTTCGACCAAGCCGACTAGAATCTACATACTTCCCTTTTGAGGGGGGTGTTAACATGGTTGACCCCTCTCTTTCTCTTGAGCCGGGAGAATTGGTAGCTGCGGATAATTTTGAAATTGATATTCGTGGTCGCTATAGAAGGATGGATGGGTATGAAAGGTTTGATGGGCAAACACTCCCATCACAAATAACCTTTTACCGAATTCCATTCACTGCTGGTCACGCTAGAGATTCTGTATTTGATATGGCCTTTAGTACTGCATTTGATATGCAAATTCCATCAGTTGGTGATTTAGTTAAAGGGGCATCTAGTGGTGCTATAGGTTCTGTATTAAGCGTAAGCGTCGAGGATATAACTGGTGATTCATCTGCCGGTTCATTTTTTCCATTAACTGAATTCTCTCCCGCATTTATTAGGGAAGAATTTCGGGGTTCAGATGCAGGTGGAGACGCTGAGGGATATGTGTATTTTGTTATTAGAACCGGCACACTTCAGGATGGGGAAATACTATATTTTTTAAACAAGGATAGCGCATTTGGCGCTGCATTTAATGTGGAGTATAAATAATGGGTAACGCAACACCAACAGCATTAAGAAAAACCAGAGCGATTTTAACTGGAACTAGTTTTGCTGATAATACGACAGGCGCTATTACCGCACAGATGGTCAGACAATTTACAGAGTCTGGAATGGGCGGTTTTGCGACTATATATTCACCAGCAGGAACACCAGCAAGTCAAGCCGTAGCATCAGGAGCAACGGCAACAATAGATTGGAATGCTGATTCAGTTGGCGCTAATGGACCTGATGATACTGGAACTGTATCTTCAACAACTGTAGGGTCGGATGCTGATTTCGCAAACGATAGAATCAGGATATACGATAAAGGGTGGTTTATGGTTAATTTGGGCGTTAGTTTCGCCCAGACTGGAACTGACACTGTAATATGGACATTCAGGATTGCAACTCAGGCTGATGGAGGGTCTGTGGCATACCCCGGTTATGATGCTGCTGTTCAAAAAGTGGCAGCTACACTGGATAATATGGCATCCGCTTCTGGGATAATTGATACTACTGGGCATACAGATTATACGGATGTTCTTGCCCAAGTAAAGAATGGTCATGGTAGTAGTTCAGAGAATTTTCAAATGCATTATGGTCAGTTATCCGTCTTTAGGGTTGGATAATGGGGCTTCTTGCCACCGCTATTTCCTATGGCCCACCCGTACTAAGGGAGATTTATGACGGGTCCACTATTGTTCCTGAAGCAAGGACTGCTATAGAAGACCAGAGAAGTAAAATTAATATTGTTCCCGGTGAAGGGAGTGTATTAGGTGTCTGGGTTTATGGCGCTAATGTTTATGCTTTTAGGAATAAGGATGGTGGCGCTACGGCGGGAATGTATAAATCTACATCCACCGGATGGTCTGAGGTTGATTTAGGAACCGCGTTAAATTTTGATGGTACAGTTATAGCTGGAGAACCTGTACCCGGAGATTCTGGAACTCCCACTACGATAGTTGGTAATGGAGGCGCTCAGGGGGATTTAATGGGAATCTCTTTTAGTGGCGCTTGGTCTACGGGTGCTAAAGGGGTTATGGTCCTTACCAATATCACGGGTACATTTGTGGATAATGAAGTTCTTAAGATGCCTCTGTTAGCGTTTGATACTGGTTCTGTTGAAATTAGTGAAGGCGATTCTCTAGTTGGAGGTACTTCTGGAAAGACGGCTACCGTTACGAGCGTGACAATAAGTAGTGGAACCTTAGCTGGTGGTGATGCTGCTGGTTATATTTCTGTAAAAAATAATAGTGGTACTTGGACAAATAGTGAGCCAATAAATATAAATGGGATTCAACATGCCTTGGTTAATGGGGCTGCAGAACCAGCCGAAGTCACTGTAGCTAAAGCTGATGGCACACAATACGCTCAAACTCTTCAGCCCGGTGGCAAGTATGAATTCTCTACTTATAATTTCATGGGCGAGTCAACTGGTATTACTATGTACGGTGTTAATACCGTAGACAACGGATTCTCTTGGGACGGAACTACCTTTATAAAGATGCAAACGGGGATGACAACGGACACACCACAGCATGTCGCCACTCACCAGAAGCATTTATTTTTCTCCTTTCCTAATGGGTCTATACAGCATTCAAGTATAGTTGCTCCCAATAAATGGAGCGCTCTAACAGGAGCAGCCGAACTTGGAATTGGGGATGATGTGAGCGGTTTCTCCACAGAAGTTAATAATGTTATGTCAATCTTCACGAGGAATGATGCGTATATGCTATATGGAACATCTTCTGCAGATTGGGAATTAAGAAAATTTCACGCAGGTGCTGGGGCTATTCCTTATACCCTTCAAAAGATGGATCAAACATTTTTCTTGGATGATCGTGGGATCACATCAATTTTCACTGTCCAGTACTTTGGAGATTTTCAGTCAGCGGTTGCTTCAGATAAGATAGACCCATACATACAAAGCAAGAAAGATAATGCTATAGACTCTATAAAGGTTAGAGGGAAAAATCAATACCGTCTTTTCTTTGATGATAAGACTGGTGTTGAAATGACTTTTATAAATAAAAAGAATCAAGGA